TTAACCTTTGCACCAGCAATACCAATTATGCCGCTTATCGGCTATGGCTTAATACTTCTTGGAGCAGGTTTTGGCATAGCAGCAGTTGGGGTGGGATTATTCGGACTAGTAGGTGGAGTTGAAATTATAACAGGACTTGCTGCAGGTATGGCTATTCTAACTCCACTTGCATCAGGCATAGGAGCATTAGGTCTAGCCTTTGGAATCCTGGGATTAGGAATTATGTCTCTTGGGGCAAGTTTAGTAATGCTTACCCCTATGCTACCAACACTATTATTACTAGGTGGATTGGCAATGGGAGTTGGTGCTATAGTAGGTGGAATGTCAGGTGGGGGCGACAAAGACGATAGTAGCAATGTTATAGCAGAAAAGCTTGATATACTAATAGATTTGATGAGCCAGCCAGGGGTTGTTAATATGGACGGTAAAAAAGTTGGAGATGTAATAGCTCTTGCTCGTGGACCAATGGGAACTTGATATGGGATTTTTAGAAAACTTAACCAATGACGCTTTTGCCAATAAAATGGCAGACCACTACCACACTCATATTGGCGCAGCTGAATTTAAAAGTATACGAGCAGAAGCTGAAAATAAAAATATTAGAACCCCATTATGGATGGCTCAGCCATTTATGCAAAGGGGAATCCAAAAAGGGCAAGACAACCCTTCAAATAAAATAAACTTTTTAACTGCTCCTGTAATAGACACAGGCAGAATAGCTAAGTTTATGGGCTCTCCAAAAGGTCTTCTATTTATTGCAAAGCAAGCAGGCTTGCAATTGTCGAATCCAAAAGGAGAATTCCTAGCTCCTGGGCCCATTAATGCAGGAAGAATATACAATCCATTAGCTACAGCAGCCCAGATTCCAGCAGGAGCGCTTGGGATTCATATTGATCGTCATGGTCTAGGGCCCCTTAATCTTGAAGCTATTAATTATGAAAAAAGAATTAAAGCCAAAGCCCTTCTCGGACAAAATAGACTAGTTAGCATAGCAAGTCAACTAAATGTCGGACATTTTAAAGAGCTAGTCATAGCACCGTCTGAAACTGAAGAAGTAAGTTCAGACAAGACATTTATTCAAAAAGTAGCTGACAAAATAAAAAATACCAATTGGTATATTAATCGTAGTAAAAAAATAAATGCTATGTCTGGATTAGGAGGACCTAACTCTGTATTTGGAATAGGCTTTACCAACCACAGAACCTCCAAACCCCCGAGAATTGATGGTGAAGTTATTGTCATGTATCAACCTCCAACAGGGACAAACCTGCCTATCGGAGAAACCGGAGATGATTCATATGAAGGCAAATATAAAGAAGGTGGAAACTATGTAGGAAGTATAGGCCCAGGTATTGAAAAACTAGGTGATGATTTTAACCCAATTAACATTCCAGCTAAAAGTGGTGACGATGCTATTATAAAGTATGGGGCTTTAGATTATGGGGGCATAACTAGAAAGGGAAAAACCAACGACTCTTCAAATGCTATTCGGTCATTTAGAGATGGAACTGAATATGAAGCTACGGATAACTCATATTCAAGAATTGGTCTTATAGACTATGGAAAATCTACGGGAGGAGAGGCAGATCAATATGGCGAAGTTGCCGGCAAAGGATCTGATTACGTTACTTTAAAGCTCACGAGAGGTTCAGAGGAAATTAAATTCAGGTCTTATGGCTTAGGCTCTATTACTGACAACACTTCATTCAGTTGGTCAGAAGTTAAGTATGCAGGAAGAACAATGGCCCAGCAAAGGTTTGATAGTGTAGCCAGAGACGTTTCTCATGATCTAATGATAGTTTCATTCACAGCAGTAGAAGCAAAACAAAATTATATTCGGTTAAATAGCCTCTATCAAATGGCATCTCCATCAATAACAACCAGTGGTCTTGCAAAAGCCGCATTTTGTCAACTCACACTAGGAGATCTCTATAAAAATCAAAATGTAATTATAGATAAAATAACTTTTACTGTAGATGAAGATGTTCCTTGGGACATAAACCTAGGGACCGCTGGAACAGAAACCGCTAAAGCTGAATTGCCCATGGTAATAAAATTAAATCTAGGCTATAAACTATTAACAAACGCCGACGGTGGGTTCTTTACAAAAGGCACCAGGTATTGGAAAACCGCATTTGACGAGAGTGTAAAATGAGTAGATACGCATCCAACCCAGAAATTCGCTACGAGGGTAAACCCAGACAATTTAAAAGTAATATCTACCCGGTGATCCCAAGAAGCATAAGTGATATTTACTTAATAAGTAATTCTGGAGACAGGCTAGATCTTCTTTCCAGTAAGTATTATGAAGACCAAACCCTATGGTGGATCATAGCAGTAGCAAATGGCCTTGGTAAGCATGGTATGATAGTTCCTCCGGGAATCCAACTTAGAATACCTACAGAAATAACAAAAATACAAGCCTCTTACAGAAAACTCCAGGAAGAACGATAATGGCTATGAAAATGATAGAGGTTTCAGGAGCTCTGAAAACATCTCTTACCAATAGAATAGCTGCAGCCAAATCTCCAGGGAGTAACCTTGCTTGGACAACATCTAGAATGGTTTGGCTAAGATTCACTTCAAACGTACTTCAAAATGGAAAACTAAGTGATTTTCAATCTCTAGAAAGTAATAACACTACAGACGATTTATATGACACAACCACCAGGTTAACGCCAATGCCAGGACTTGTTTCTGCAGATATAAAGCACACAGGGACTTTAAAAACTCTTAAAAAAATTGAGGTTAGTTATAAATGTTATAGCTTAAAGCATCTCGAAGAACTTGAAAAACTTTTTATGTCTCTTGGTAAAACCGTGGTTCTTGAATATGGATGGACGGTAAAGCCATCTGGTGGAAGGATGGTAGATATTATGACTGCTGCAGACCATGCATTAACGTTTGATGAATTCTTAACCAAAGCTGCTAAACTTTCTGATATAAACGAAGGTTGTTATGGCGCAGAAAAAGGTGTGGTGTCAAATTTTTCATGGACTCAAGACTCCAACGGAACTTATTCATGTACCACAACATTTTCATCTCCTGCAGAAATGATGATGTCTCATGAATCCACCAAAGTCGGCAAAGACGCTGTTTGTTGTAAAACTGAAGAACAGGAAGATGGGTCTAATTGTGCAAAAGAGTCTGACTTATCTAGAAAACTAAATCAGCTTTTGGCATCTGATAGTGTAATCCCTATGGGAAAGTCCAGATCGAAATACGGCAAGCCTTGGGGCTTTGCAATGAAAATGGACAAACAACAGTCCGACGCAGAAAAAGCAGATAATAGTACCTGGGAATCCTTCAAATCATTTATAGGTGGAGGGTCAATAATGACTGCCCAAAAATTTGTAACTTATGCTTGGTTCGAAGAAGAGCTTCTAAACGATGCTTTGTTGCCAAAGGCCCCTGGTGCTAAAACCTCTAATAATGGAGGGACAACAGCTGACCAGGCACCAGCAAGCTATCGAAATACAGCTGTCAAGTCTGCGTATAGGTTCGACTCCCGCATGACAACTCTTGCAAACCCGGATAAAATGACTTCAGCAGATCCTACTGTTTGCATGCTACCTGGTCAAAACTTTTGGGACTTAGTCCATGAAAAAAAATCGGCTAATGCCGCAGGCGATGTTTTAGACTTTGAGCAAATGCTAGGTCTTAACCAAATGAAGCCTTTTAAAGTATCGAGAACTGGAGATGCATACAAAAACCTAGGGTGGTTGGCTCATATATGCATTAACGTTAGATTTCTTCAACGAATGGCTCTAGAATCTGAAACCATTGAGGAATTAGTAAATAAAGTTTTAGATGGAATAAATCAAGCTTGTGGAAATCCTTGGCAACTAATTATAACGCCACTTCCAGACAACCCTGCTTTAATGACTGTTGTTGATGCCAAATCTCTAGGAAAGTCTGTTACCCCATATGCTCTTAGTGTTTATGGAAATCACAGCATAATGAAAGACGTAACAATTGACACCAAAGTCTCTAATGATATTAAAGCCCAAATAATGTATGGTTCAAATTCAAAAGTTCCAGAAAAAGATGGAGGATCGGCAGAACCCAATAATGATGAGTTTAGCTTATTTGGGGCAGGCCTAAAAGACAGAACCCCAGGATGGGGAGAAATGGTTCCCGAAGTCCAAAACCATTGTGAAACTGACGAAGATGGAACCACACATGGAACCCCAAAAATAGATGACCCTGATGTTGAATTAGAACACCTTAAAGAGCAATACACAGATGCTTGGTTAGATTTGGTCAAAGGTGTAGATCCTGACACTATAGACACTATGAAAGCTTCAGTCAAAGCTTTACAGGCATTTAGCCCGTATAAGGATGTAGTACAAAATTCCCCTCCAATTCTTCCAATAAACTTATCATTTAAAATGGATGGTATTGGAGGCTTTAAGTGGGGACATTCTTTAACTATAGACCCAATTCCTGCAAGATATGATGGTTCTACCTTTATGGTAACTGGAATTGATCATAGCATAAGTGGGGATTCCTGGGACACTTCACTATCTACTGTTTTGAGAATAAAGCCGCTTCCTCCTGCTGAAAAGGTCGAAAGAAAAAAACCAAAACCTATAGCAAAAGCTACTAGCTGGAGTGGGGTACCTGTAGGACAGAAAGCATGATCTACTCCACTCAAGGCTCGGAATTTATATTGGTCGATACTAGAAAAGAGTATGTAGGCCTATATCACTATTACAAAGGTTTTCCATATTCAGGAGTAGACGATCCTAGACCTTCTACTAGGCTTAGTGAATTTCAATTTGGCGTAGAAGCATTAGAATTTAATGGCTTACATCCTACATTTGGCCAACACCTAGACGATCCTGTAAGCTTTAAACCTAGTCCTTTAGAAAAAGATTACGCCATTTCAAGAATAAATAGGTACTTTGTTAAAAACCTATATACAAAAACTATTTATGAAGTTTCAAAACCAACATATACTATCTACAAGAAAAAAGACATAATTCTAAAAAACTTGTATGCAGCAATAAAGCTAGTGTGGAAAATATCTGGACCTTTAAATGATATACCTAATTGGGGTGGTACAATTGTTAAAACTGGCATTATAGACACCAACCAGAGGTCTATGGCTATTCACAAAGATAAATTTCCGGAACTACCGCTAGTTCTTCCTGCAGATGACCTAGCTAAAATAACCTCATAAATATTTTTATTTATAGCTTTTATTTCGTATATTGGCTATATGGATATCCTGAAGCAGATTTCAATTCGTAGCTACCTGAACACTGGGAAAGCCACCGATCTGGAAACCATTCAGCTACCAATATTTAAATTTTTTAGTCATAAGTACTGGAATAGAAATGATGTTCATATGATTATACCAAAAAACAAGCACAGAGAGCAGGAAGCAATAAACTCCAGAGTGCTAGCAGGTATGCCTAAGGCAATATGTGAAGAAACATATATAGATAGGATTGCTCCGCTATTTGAAGCAATTGAAGATAACGGCATATTCACAACAACAGGCACAGAACATTCTAAATACAACTTGTATACACTTACCGGTAGACCTTCAAACACCAACAATGGGGTAAACTATGCTGCATTAAACAAAGACGACAAGTCTAGGGCAAGGTTTATTAGTAGACATGACTCAGGAGTTTTAGTTGAGTTTGACTATGATGCCTACCACCTAAGGTTAATAGCTGGACTTATCGACTATGAATTCTCAGAACCCTCAGTTCACTCTCATCTTGGAAAAATGTACTTTGACACTAATAACTTGACCAATGAGGAATATGAAGAGTCGAAAAGGATCTCGTTTAGGGTGCTCTATGGAGGTATACCGAAGGAGTTTGAGAACATAGAATACTTTAAGAAGACTAAGACCTATATTTTTGAATTATGGGATAATTATAATGAGAGGGGCTACATCGAGACCCCGATCTTTGGTAGAAGGTTTTATAAAAAGAATTATGAGGACATGTCTCCTCAGAAATTATTTAATTATTTAATCCAAGCCTATGAGACCGAAAAAAATATCGAAGTTATGGAAAAAATTCAAGCACTATTAAAAGATCGTAAAACCAAATTGGTTCTATATACCTACGATTCATTTTTGTTTGACGTTGCCCCTGAAGATGGCAAATCCCTATTGTTCGAACTAAAAGCCCTGATGGGCCTACCAACCAAATCAAAGTATGGTAAGAATTATGATGCCATGAGACCTTTGGCTTTGTGAAATGATATTTATAATATAAGGAAATGCCTATGGATTTTAATAGAATAATAACAGAACTTTGTTGGAGACTAGAAGATGGAACTCCAGACTTCAACAACCCAGAGCATCTACAAGAATTAAGAGTGGTCCTGACTATGCATAAGTGGACTACTCCTGCTATTAATGAATTAATAGAAACCCTTACAGAAGAACGAACCTACGTTGATAATTCTCAAAATAGGGGTCTTGGAAGAGTAGGAAAACCATACGGGTCAAGCCCTGGAGACTCTCCAAAAAAGTCTAAGGATGAGCCTAAAAATGATCCTAAAATAGATAAAGATGATGTCCCAAAAGAAGATCTCAAAATAAATGTTGATAGAAGTAAGTTTGGTGAAAAGGATAAAACCCACAAGGATAACCCTAAAGGACCTACTAGAAAGGAAGTTTTAGATGACCTAAACTCTGGGAATCTAGATGTTCTTGTAGAATTCCAAAATGGCGTACAAACTAATAGGGCCTTAGGAATTGCTGGACCAGGAGGTGCGCTAGCTAGTGAAGGGGAATCCAAGTATTGCGGAGCTACTAACACTGACTTTAATAAGTTCGATTCGGAAAATAAAGAGGCTATATTAGAAAAAGAAAAAGAAATTGAAAATAGACCAAAAACTAAACAAGATTCTCGTACTGCTAAAGCTTTAGGTTTAGAACCCGATTCTCCTGAATTTAATACCTACCTTGCAAAAAGAGAGGTGTGGGTTCTACAGCAAAGAAAAAAAGCCAAATCTGACCCAAAAAGTGTATTCCACAAAAAAGGTAAAAAAGGCTTTAATAGTAACGACAAAGCATATGATGAATGGATGGAAACTGCTTATGATGGAGCATTATCAACTAAGCAATCTATAGAAGAGTCGTCAATAGACACATCAAAACCTAATGTAACTGTTCAGTCTACCCCAGAAGCAGATCAAGCAGTTGAAGCCCATTTAGAAGATAATTTAAAAAATGCTAAAACTCCTGAAGATAGGAAATACGCTGAAAAGCAACTAAAAAACTTTTCCAAGTTCAAATCATATCATGACACCTATGTTGTAGGTAAAGACGACAAAGGCAGAACCACCTATATGGGCATATCTAACAAAAAAGATGATCAGATTCGGGATCCCCAAAACAACTCGTCACCTAGTAAACGTTTTCGCGAGCTAGAAGCTAAGTATGGACCTAAGGTTGCCAAAGAAGTAATAAAATCTCTTCAGGAAAATATAAAAAAAGTTGATGAGGTCAAGGAAAATACTGTTAAAGCAGCAAGCGACATTAAAATTACTGACGACTTTGTTGCTGTGTGCGAATCAAAAGAAATGAAACCCTACATCAAAAAGTTAAGGGAAAATTCAAAGTTTAGAACTCATCTTAAAAAGAATGGATTAGATCCTGACAAAATGAATACCAAAGAGCTTTTAACTGAAATGAACGCTCATTCAAAAAAACTTACTGACGAAGGGAAAAGTCCCTCATACACAACCTATGGTAAAATTGCTATTAAAGTAGGAGAGTTTGCAGCAGATAGTAAGTTTAAAAGGGACAATCCAACATTAAACTTTAACGATGAAAGTGTCAAAGC